CATTAAAACCCTTTACTCTTTTATTATTTAATTCGGCTTGTTCTTGGCGTAATTCAATACCCGTGAAATTATTACCTAAATAACTGCTTACATAACCAAAAACCGTATCACCAGCGAAACAATCAAAAGTATTGCATTTTTCTAATCCAAACCATTTATTTGTAATTTCAGCTAGCACTGGGTCTAGAATAGATACCCCGTTATTTAACTGCGCCATCATACTTCCGTTAGCTAAAGTGTTTTCACGGCTTTCTCCATTATCATTTATTAAATCTTTCCAATACCCTTTTCTTTCATTCCAATAACCTTGTCTTGTGTCTAAAATTGAAAATGGAGGTATAATAAAATTTTCTTGTAATTTTCCGTGTGCTATTACTTCTTTATCTTCTTCTTTTTCTTCTACACTAAAATCAACGGGTAAATCTAAACCCCATTCTTCCAACTTTTCTACTTCCCATTCGTTAGCTAATATATCCCAATCCCATTCTCCGAAGCCTACGTTATCTTTTACAATAAACTCTTGCTTCTGTTCTTCCGTTAGATTTTCCGCTGTAACTATGTACACTTCTTTAAGTCCAGCTTCCTTACACGCTTTTAAACGCATATTGCCGCCAAGAACGATATTATTCTCATCTACTACGATTGGACGGAGTTCAAGCATTTGTGGAAAGTCTTGTATTGACTTAACAAGCTTTTTAAACTTGTCGTCTTTTATTAAACGCGGGTTGTTTGGGTTGTTTTTTACTTGGCTTATTTTTACTTTACTTACTTGCATTTTGGTTCGTGTTTTTAAAGTGGTCTAAAAATTGGTCTTCGTTTAATTCTTCTACGCATAGTAGGGTTGGCATATCTGTTAGGTAAACTACAATGTGGTGTCCGTCTTTTCGTAGTTCTTCTTCGACCGCCTTGCCTATTGCAGACATTTGCGCCCCCATGTCAATAAGATAAAAAGCCATGTTAAAATAGTTTTCCTACGTTACCTAATTCGTTTACTACGTCTTTGTTGTTGTCGTAGTGCGTTTCTATGCCTAGTTCTTTAATCTTTTCTACTTTGGCTTTGTTACTTCCCGTTGAATATACTCGGCTATCTGGTATTCCTAGCTTTCTAGTCCGTGTTAGCATAGGCTCTTTGTTACCACGTGCAGAAATTACGTAAATGGTTTCGTTTTTACGTAGCAATTCAGCAGCTAAATCAAAGCCCGCTTTTGTACTTAAAACCCCGTCGTAGTCAAAACTAACCTTTTTACCCGCAAACGACTTTTTGTATAGGCTTAAAGCTTCTCGGCTATGCGTTTCCCATACTCTAGTACATACGGCGTAACGTTGGCTTTCGTCAGGGAAGCTATTAACGCTTTCTTCGTCGGCCATGCAACGTTGTAAGAACTTGTCTTTTCCTTCGCCCTTAATTGGTTGTGGCATTTTTTCGTCTTTTTCTAGTGCGTTTAACAACTGGCTTCGGTTCTTCTATTGCGTCTGCTTGCGCTACTTCGTGGTCTATACCCGTGTAGCTTATTGTTTGGCTTTCTTTTTCAAATAGGTAGCCCAAACCTAGCGTAGTGTAATACGTGAAGCGTGCGGGGTCTATTTTGTCAACCTCTATGCGGCGTTCGCCTAGAACACTATCATAAGTTATAATGGTTTTACCCTTGTATTCGTCTTTAATTTTCATGTTCGTTTTTTTGTATGGTTTCTACTACAAGACCTAGACCACTTACGGCGATAAAACACCCCGTTAAAAACAAAGCGTGTCGGTATTCGCATAGCGCTATTAACGTACCTATCGAACTTACAACTATGCCAGCGGCTATTCTACTTGTCTTTTCCATTCTTATAACTATATTCTATTTCTTTTATTCTTTGTTTCAAAGCTTTAATCATGTAGTAGGCAGACGTGCGCGGTATGTCGAAGAACTCGGCCATTTCCCTAGACGTTTGGCGTTTGTGTTGAAAATATGCTTCGGCTATTCGTTTTTCTACTGGGCTGGTTATTTCGTCCAAATAAATAGATATGCAAGCCATTCGCAAAGCTATTGTTTCTTCTATTGCTAGTTTGTGTTCTATTTCGGTGTCGTTGGGTTCGTCTTTTGCTACGTATTCGACGCTATGTACTTCGTCTTGTTTGCGACTTACGGACGTAGGCCACCAAATTTGCATTTTGATTGTGTTGAGTAGGTAGCTTTTTACTTGGCTTTCGGTTGCTTCGTGGTCTTCCATTGTAGCAACGTGCAAATAGGCGTTGTTTATAATGGTGTCTGCCTTAATCATTATTAAAGGTAGCTTTTTACTTATTCGTAGACGCGTAAGCATATACGTAGTATAGGCCTTTACTTCGTCGTAGTTCGCCGTTATGTAGGCGTCAAGCGTTTTTTTGATACCAGACAAGGAACTCATTATAAAATTTGGTTCGATCAACAGCCGCGCACAAACAGCGGTTGTCATTTTCACGCGTTACGGCGTTTTTAATCTTTTGCAATTTCTTTAAGTGTAACTTGCTTAACCTTGTCGGGGTTAGCACTTCGAGAATTTTGCCAATTTCTAGTTTTTCAGCCTCTGTAAGCATAGGTCTATAAAATGAGCGGTTAAACTTACTAGCGTAGCCGTTAGGAAATTACCCGTTAAAGCCCATGCAGACCAAAAGCCAACGCATTTAGGGCAACCGAAAGCGGCGTGTAGTGGTATGGTAAGGCCGTTAATAGGCAAACGACTAAAGATTGTGTCTAAAAGTAGCTGTAAAGGCTCGAAATTAACAAGCCACCACGCTAAAGAAACGTATATTATAAAGTCCATAGTTCAAATTTACTTGTTTTTATATTCGTGTTTCGACAAGATATTAACAAAAAAGCCCCAATTAAGGGGCTTCTAGTAGTAGTTAAGCGTTTAAAGTTGGTTGCGTATTAGGTACTCGTCTAGTTTTATGGCTGTCTTTAGCGTAACGTCTTTGCCTTCTAGGAAATTCTGTATTTGAAAGCTGTGAAATTTACCCGTTCTAGCTTTAATTTCTTCGGCTATTTGGTTACGTGTTTTGGACTTTAAAACCTCACGTAGTTTATTGCGCAATTCTATGTCGTTAATGTGCATATCTTTTTAAAATGGTAGGTCGTCGTTAATAAATGGCTTGCTTTCCATTTGCGCGGGTGCTACGTAAGGCTCGCTAAAAGAAGCTGAAAAGAACTTTTCGCCCGTCTTTGTGTCTTTAACCCATAGCGCTACGTCCATTTCTTTGCCGTTTACTACGCATTTGCCTTTATAGTCGGGGTGGTTTGGCATTTGCTTATAGTTGTTTTTGAAAATTGATCCCGCGTTGTTCTTTGTTTCCATGTTTTTAAAGATTAAAATAAATAATAAAGTTAATGATTGTAGCCAATACGACAACGCCTATTAATACCATTGTAGCTATTGCGCCCGTTTTTTCTTTGTCCATTTGTTTTTCCGTGTTTTGATTAGTTTTTAACTCTAGGCGGGTTTGTGTCTTGTTCTTTGAACTTGTCCAGCTTCGGCGGTATTCGTTTGTTAACATGGCCACGCGTTTAGCTGTTCGAATGTTTGGACGTTTGCCAGACCATTCGTAAACTCCGTAGTCAATTTGGTGTATGTACTTGTTTTGTTTCAAGACATAGAATACGTCGAAACGTCTAGGGTAAATTTCGGCCAAACGAAACGTTTGCTTTTCTGCCATTTGTTCAAGTGTAGCTTTGTAGCTTTCTAAATTGTATTTCATCTTATTTTTTGTTAAATTTTTCATTGTAATACTCAATTCCATCCTCGAACTCTACGCCAGTATTTTTGGAATAGAAATAATTGTAATCACCATCTTCAAATGCTTGAGCAATTATCTTCTTCTCCATTTCTTTGGCTTGTTCATACTTTACTAAAAATTCATTTGGTAAAATATGTTTGATTTCATTAAAAAACCATTCTACTGCTGTCATCTTATTCTGATTTATTTAGTTCGTGTTTGCATGAATTTTTCCAAATTTTGCATGCTGTTATTTATTTCTTTTTGTAATTGCTTCGCGGTAACCATTGCTGAACGCTTCGACTTCTAGTAGCGCTATGTCTTTTTTCATACGCTCTAGGTACAAAGTGGCGTCCATTAATTCCTCTTGTAAGTGGGTTACCCATTGTTCTAACGTTAGGTCGTTTCGTGTTAATGGCGTTCCGTATTTCTTTAGCCCAGCGTTTGAACGTTCTACGTACTTTGCTAGTACGCTTTTAACTATTTGGTCTTCTATTTCTTGTCGCATTGTTCTTCATTTAAATTATCGTCTATTTCTACTTCTTCTAAACAACACCAAAGTAAATTGATATTCTTTCCATACACATAAGACATATCTTTCAAATCAAGTAAAATTCTAATAGCATTTAAAAAATGCATTGCTTCGTGTACTTCTTTAGTTGTTGCTTTCATAGGAAATTGTAAAGGGTGTTAAAATACTCGCGGCATAGTTCTACGCGCTCTTTGATTTGCTCTATTACTTGTTCGTCTTTTTCTACTTTAAAGACCTTTACACGGCGTCCTAGCGGTATATGATCAAACACGTGGCGTTTTAGTATTTCGTCGCGTAGGTTGTAATCTTCTTCTAGTAGGTGGGCGTTCCAATGGGCGCGGCGTATTTCGTCTTCTACCATTTCGATAGGTGTATTAACTAGGCAGTAAACAAGTAACGCTTCGGTCTTACCCGTCAATTCAAGGTAGCCTTGCAACTGGTAGTAATAATCTTTAGTCGGTATTTCCGTAGCAAAAAACGGGAATGTAGTAGCGTCCCAAGAACTTTTTACGTCTAAAAGTATG